GCCTTGTTTTCATCCAATGCCCGCTGTGCGGATGTCGGATGGCTCGGTAAAGTTTGTAAGTAGGAATAAGCGTGGCGTCGAAGGTACTCTCGAGTTACCATGTGGACAGTGTATTGGCTGCCGACTTGAACGGTCTCGGCAATGGGCTATGCGTTGTTTGCACGAGTCGACTCTTTATGACCACAACTGTTTTATTACACTTACCTATGATGATTCCAATTTGCCCGCAGGTGGTTCGTTAGATTATGCTGATTTCCAGAAATTTATGAAACGACTACGAAAGCGTGTTAAGTCTCCAGTCCGTTTTTATATGGGCGGTGAGTATGGTGAGAACGGTACTATTCGGCCTCATTTTCATGCTTGTTTATTTGGTTATGATTTTTTGGATAAGGTATATTTTAAGAAGACTTCTTCTGGTGAGAAGATTTATACTTCTAAACTATTGGAGTCTTTATGGCCTTATGGCCTTTCTAGCGTTGGTAATGTTACTTTTGAATCTGCTGCTTATATTGCTAGGTACTGTGTTCAGAAGGTTACAGGCGATTTAGCTGAAGCTCATTATCGTGTTATTACTGATGACGGTGAGATTATTGATCGTGTTCCTGAATTCAATCATATGTCTTTGAAGCCCGGTATCGGTGCTCGTTGGCTTGAGAAGTTTAGAACTGATGTTTTTCCTCGTGATTATGTGGTAATTAATGGTGTTAAGACTAAGCCTCCTAAATATTATGATGTTCTTTTTGAGCGTGAATTTCCAGGTGTTTTTTCTGAGATAGTTGCCCAGCGTGAGTTGGACGGCTGCAATGTTAATTTATCTGGTGAAAATTCTTTTGCCCGTTTGTCAGTTCGTGAGCAGGTTCAATCTGCTCGTTTATCAATGTTAAAAAGAGGTTTATCATGACTATGATGCATAAAAACCAATCGGTTGATCCACACCGATTTGCGATGATTCCACAAGCTGAAATTCCACGTGCTAGTTTTCAGCGTCAATTTACTCACAAGACTACTTTTGATGCTGGTTATTTAGTTCCTGTTTATGTTGATGAGGTATTGCCTGGTGATACTTTTAATTTGAGTATGACTGCTTTTGCTCGTTTGTCTACTCCTATTTTTCCTGTGATGGATAATCTCCATTTGGATAGTTTTTTCTTTTTTGTTCCTAACCGTTTGATTTGGGATAATTGGCAAAAATTTATGGGTGAACAGAAAAATCCGGGTGATTCGATTTCTTATGTTGTTCCTCAACAAGTTTCACCAGCTGGTGGTTATGCTGTTGGTTCTTTGCAAGATTACATGGGTTTACCAACTGTTGGTCAGGTTGGTGCAGGTAATACTATTTCTCATTGTGCTTTTTTTACTCGTGCCTATAATCTTATTTGGAATGAATGGTTTAGAGATCAGAATTTACAAAATTCTGTAACTGTTGATACTGGTGATGGTCCTGACGCTAGTGCTTCTACTAATTACACTTTGTTGCGTCGTGGTAAGCGTCATGATTATTTTACTTCTGCCCTTCCCTGGCCTCAGAAGGGTACTTCTGTTAGTCTTCCTTTAGGTACTTCTGCTCCTATTAAAGGTCAGTACACAGCTACTAATGCTGCTGGTACTACTCATCAAACTTGGTTAGCAGCTGCTTCTCCTCAATATATTCAATGGTCTGGTACTGGTGGTGGTGTCAACGTATATGCTGATTCTTCAGTTCCTGGTTCTTTGTATGCTGATTTAAGTCAGGCTACTGCTGCTACCATTAACCAGTTGCGTCAGTCTTTTCAAATTCAAAAGCTGCTTGAGCGTGATGCTCGTGGTGGTACTCGTTATACGGAGATTATTCGTGCTCATTTCGGTGTTATTTCTCCTGACGCTCGTTTACAGCGTCCTGAATATCTTGGTGGTGGCACTTCTCCAATTATCATTAATCCTATTGCCCAAACTTCGGGAACAGGTGTTACTGGTGGTAGTACTCCTCTCGCTAACCTTGCTGGTGTTGGTACTGTCCTCGCCTCTGGCCATGGCTTTACTCAATCGTTCACTGAACACGGGGTAATTATTGGTCTTGTTAGTATTCGTGCTGATTTGACTTACCAACAGGGTATGCATCGTATGTGGTCACGTTCGACTAGATATGATTTTTATTTTCCTGCTTTTGCTATGCTTGGTGAACAGCCAATTTATAACAAGGAAATTTATATTGATGGTAGTGTTAACGATAATAATGTTTTTGGTTATCAAGAGCGTTGGGCTGAATATCGTTACAAACCTTCTCAAATTTCAAGTTTGTTTAAGTCTACTTCTTCCGGTACGATTGACCCATGGCATTTGGCGCAGAAGTTTACTTCTTTGCCTACTTTGAATAGTACTTTTATACAGGAAAATCCTCCTGTATCTCGTGTTGTTGCTGTTGGTGCGGCTGCGAATGGTCAGCAATTTATTTTTGATTCGTTCTTCAATAATGTTGTTGCTCGTCCTATGCCTCTGTACTCAGTACCTGGTTTGATTGATCATTTCTGATTATGTCTTTTCTAGATACTTTGGGTACTACCATTGTTAAGGGAGTGTCGGACGCTTTTAGTCCTTCTTCTTTGGTAACTAGCGCTCTATCGTTTTTGGGTGGTGAACGTCGTAACCAGCAAGCTGCTAATTCAGCGGCTGCTGCTAATGCATTTTCTGCTCAACAATATGCGAATAGATGGCAAACTACTGTTAATGATATGAAAGCTGCGGGGTTAAATCCTATGCTGGCATATTCTCAAGGTGTTGGTTCTGCACAGCCATCTGGTCAAATGGCTCAATTTCAGGATACTATTTCTCCTGCTGTTGCAACTTTTCAAAATCAAAATTTGCAGGAGTCACAAGCTTCTTCAAATTATGCTAGTGCTTCTCAAGCGACTCAAAATGCTGTTTTGATTAATAAGACTGTTGAAAAGACATCTGCTGAGATTAAAAATTTAGGTAGTACTTATGATCAGATTGGTGCTATGGTAAAAAATCTTGCCCAGGAGTTGCAAAATTTGCAGGACCAAAATGCAAATATTAAAATGCAAAATGATGTTTTGAAGGAGACTGCTCGTAAGATTTCTCGTGAGTCTGGACTTATTGAGTCTGAGACTGCGCTTAATAATACCCGTAATGCTGTTGCTGGTTTTGAGCGTGATCTTAAACAAGGTGAGGTTAAGGCTATGAATAATCTTGGCAATTTTGGTAATGAGTACAAGCAAGTTGCTCCTATTTTGGATTTGTTGAAGGATTTGTATGGTATTCAACATACACGTACTTCTTCATCTACTGTTAATTCAACCGTTCGGAGAGAAAAATGAGACAAAAGTTTTTGCGTTCTGCTTATAATTACGACATGGATGCTGCATCTAATGAAGATGCTTTGTCATGTAAGGATGATTCTTTGGCGATTCAATCTGCTGAAGAAGAATCTAATATTAATACCATTGTTCGTCGTTTTGGTATTTCAGGTGAGTTGCCTAATGATGTAAAAATGCCCCAGTCTGGTGATTTCTCTAATATTCCTGATTTTCATACTGCAATGAATATTGTTCGTAAGACACAGGAAGAATTTTTGCGTGTGCCTGCTGATGTTCGTGCTCGTTTTGGTAATGACCCTCAAGCTTTTATGAGTTTCATTGAAGACGATAATAATCGTCTTGAAGCTGCTCGTTTAGGTTTGTTGAAGCCTGCTCAGGCGCCCTCTGAGCCTATGTTGGTCAAGGTTGTTGATCAACCTGCACAAAATTCGTAAGAATTTGTGTAGGGGAAAACCCGCTTTGGCGGGTTTTTTTGTTTTTGTTGTGTTATAGTTGTTGTGTGCGATGTTGCACTGAATTGGAGTTGTTGTATGGACAAAGAACAGTTAATGTTGTTGCGTCGTGCACTTGAGATTTATGAGGAGCGTACGCGACGTTTGTTGCATCGTTGTACTCATGAGTCTATTGCGGCTATTTATCGTAAAGATTTGGTAGCTATTGAGAAAGTTCGTTTATCTTTGGAGGTTGTATGAAACAAGTTATTATTTCTGTTAAGGACACTGCTGCTCAAGCTTTTGGTCGTCCTATTTTTGTTCCCGCTATTCCTGTTGCGTTGCGCGGTTTTCGCGATGAGGTTAATCGTTCTGATTCTACGGATGATCTTTCTCGTCATCCTGATGATTTTGAGTTGTATGAGATCGGTTCTTTTGATGATGCGACAGGCATCATTGAGGTTATCGAACCTCGTCTTGTTGCTCGTGCTAAAGACTTGAAGGATGTTCAGTCCTGATGTACTATTT